TTGCCATCTTCTTAGTCTTCTTCATAGCACCACCTTTATTCATTTTTTTAGTTTTTTTCATAGTACCGCCGTACATCATTTTTTTCTTAGTGCCGTTCTTAGTCTTTTTCATGGTCTTACCTTTCTTTTTACGAAGCATGGCAAAATCTTCTGCACTGATCTTACCATCTTTGTTAGCGTCTAACTTTTTACGATTCCCTGTTGCTTTAGCCATAATTACCCCTTGTTCTTAAATATACGTGTTTTATCAGATGGGTCAACTATAGTTTTTCCGCAATCACACATATCTGGATCACATTCACAATTATTCGGATCATCACATTTACCACAAGAGCAAACTGTAAGAGTATCTGTATTGTCTTCAACCATTATGTTATCCCCTTCTTCTTTAAAGAAGATACTTTCTATTCCGCAACCACCTGCACTCTTTATAGAAACTTTAGTCACTGCATAATCCCTCTGTGTATAGTATCTTCTATAATAACCCATCTACCACTTCACTTTATGACTCCAGTATCTAGCCGATAACTTATCAGGAGAGCTATCTTGAGCATTATGTCTAGCATAATACGACTTCTTCCTGGCTTTGTCACGCTTACTTTTAGGGTTTTTACCTGCTCCACGCACTCCTTGTTGACCAAATCTTATTAATTTAATCTTATCACCCTTTTTAGCCAGTACAGCATGACTCTTTTTAGGGTGTTTAGGTGTACGTTTAGGCTTATTATACCCAGAAAACTTCTCACCACGATAGACTACCACAATAATTCTCCAAAAAATAAGGGAGTTACCTACTGTACTTTGAAAAAACTCCCTTAAATACGTATATTTTCGCTGCAATCACTACCAAAACAGTCAACCTAGTCACCACAAACTCCTCAAAGAAAGGATATCTAGTCACAGTAGGTATTATGTTACGGATTATATCACATTTTAAATAAATTGTCAAGAAAAAAATAGTATTTACATAAAATTACAGCTAGTTTACACCTTAATGGGTATTAGTTACAATTTTATATAAATACTATGTTTACACACTACATATCTATTGCTAATATTTTAGAATAAATAGTGAATTTTTTATAAATTAGAGCTGCCCCCTTGAATATTTAATAAGATACTTCGTTTGGATCTCCGTATCCAATTAAAGATACAGGATCTTATCATATTTTTATCTATTTGTCAACCCCTAAATGCAAATATCCGTAATTTTTTAGCTAAAACCTTGTTTACACTTAATTTTTAGTAATTTTTCATAGCTGTATATACGTATATCGGGTACCGGGGTGGTGGCGATGGCCGACCCCTAATTGCGAATGATTCTCATTCTCATTCCTGTCAAAATTTTTTCCATGCCAATTCCAATCATATATAGGATATCCCAAAAAAAATGAGGTGATCTGAGTAATTTGAGTTTTTGGCATGATCTCTAGACAGACCAGCTCGCTTTTTGGGTTTATACCATATCCCCCCCATATGGCTATTTAATATAATGCGATATAACTCCTACTCACTGAGTAAGACTTAATTCTACTCACTCAAAAAAAAGTTAAAAAAAATTAAAAAAAGTGTATTTTTTACTTGCATCAATATACCAGTGTGGTAATCTATATTTGTTGGAAGGGACATTGATCTTCTCCTTACGCCATCGGGTGCGTACACGCGCCGTTACGAGGTCTTCCCGTGAAAGTCGGGGTACTAGCTTGAACTTGCGCGAGCAACGCTAGGTGGGGCCGTACCTCTAAGACTTTCCAATATGTTTCACGTGAAACATTTCCTTAAACCTCATTTTATAAGATTGGAATTTAAAATGAAAAAAGTCGAAAAATTCACTGTTACCAAAGCTGACCAAAAAGTTTCTGCTGGCCTAGTTGATGCTGTAATTTCTGCGGAAATATGCAATATCCACAATGCCCGAACAACTTCTATTGCGATGATCGATCCTGATGGGCCGTTTATGCAATTAGCCAATTTTGTTCGCCAGATACTAGAAAGTAGCGGAAAGAAAAACTTAACACCTGCTATGAAAGCTGATCTCAGTTTGGATCAACTTAATGATAAAGCATGGGCGATGATCAAGTTAATGACTACGGATCATTTTGAAGCTGTACTTTCTGAAGCTATCCTAAGTGATAATCCTAATAATTATTCAGCTTGCATGGCTGTTGACTTGGCAGGATTATACAACTGGTGTGAACGTTGGTCACGTGCTAATGAAATGTCTCTTTCTGGAGGTGTTAAAGATCCTAGCGCTGGCAAAGAAAAATCTAGAGCTAAAAAGGATCAGTCAGAACTAGCTACTGATCCAATGACAAAGGACGAAATTGTCGCGCTGTTAATGAATGCAACTAGCGCAACTGATAAGAAAGTAATTCTTGAAGCTTTGAAAGATTGCGTACAATTAGTTAAGGCTTCAACTAATCCTTTAGACTTGCCAGCAACTAAGATTGCCTAGTCTTACTCACTGAGTAGAAAAAACCCCATCTGTTTTTCGGACAGGTGGGGTCTTTTTTTTTGTCTAAAATTTCTCAACTATGACAGGAAAAATGACAGGAAGAGGAAGAGGCTTGGAGCTAGAGAGCTAGAGGCTTGGAGTTTGAGTTATAGATCTTACTCACTGAGTAGAACTTTCCTGGAATATGAGATGAGTTGACGCTAATAAGTTAATGGGGTACAATAAGAACATGATTAAGAAAGTACTTAATTATCTACGTAACTCTTACTCACTGAGTAGAACTTGAAAGGAATATGCATGAAGAAATACAAACTAACTGATCTCAAAAAGCTTGGCGAGTTTCCAATGCCTGAGAGATCCGCACACAATGCGAAAGCTGAGTGGCCTGTTGAACCAGTGCAAGACAAAGATCTTGTACGTCAAAACCTAAATGATGGTTCAGTTAGTGTGCAACAACGTAGTCAGGAACTTGCTGACAACGCTAAGATTGTCAAAGATTGTGACGATATGGTTGCAGAGATTAATCGAGTATTGGAGGAAATATAATGGAAGAACCAGTAACTCACCAAACTATAATTGACAAGCAGAGAAGTGTAATTGATTTGCAAGATTCTATGCTTGAGAAGCAAGCTAAGATCATCGATAACCAGCAAGAACTAATAGACAAGTTCAAAAAGATTCTTGGAATGGAGAATAAGTGATGGATCTCATAACCACTCTCACCATAATACTAGGCTGTCTAGTTATAGTTGGTTCAACTTTAATTATACTTTATGATGATTGGGAGGGTAGACAATGAAGACAATCGTTCACGTTAATCAGGGTAACATTCGGCAGAACATCAAGCGTGATCCGAATGATCGGCTGCCAGTGCTGAGAGCGCAGGGTGACTTTGATACTTTGTATGGGGATCATATCGACATTGTTGATCCAGATACTAATGAGGTTATCGCATCAGTAGTGTATCGCCCTGATGATCCTCTCTCTTGTGGAGCGAGGGTTTGGATTGAAACTGATAACGATGTAGTAGTAGGAGACAATCATGCCTAATTGGATAAAGAACTCTGTCAGTGTTTGCGTACCGAAAGGTGTAGACAAAGAACGATTAAGAATATTTAGTGAGTTAGTTGGCGATGACTTTTCATTTGAGCGAATATCGCCAATGCCTGAGATTTTTATTCCAAAATGGTATGAGAACTTAACTCAAGAAGAGATAGAGAAAGAAAAGATACCTTGGAATTATGTCCCTCCGTGGTACAGTTGGAGACTTGAGAATTGGGGCTGTAAGTGGGATGCATCAGATGTAACCTTTATGTATGACCATAATGATGAAGTGATGCTGTCGTGTTTCTTTAGTACACCTTGGAGTCCACCCGAACCAATATGTTCTAAATTAAAACTTGATTTCCCTGACTTGTTGATTCAGTGGATATGGTATGATACAGATGATTTTCAAGGTTGTTTCACTTTATAGAGGAGAAAATAAATGGTGTATCCTTGGCACAAGTATAGTCCTGATCACAATAAAAGAGTTAAAAGCCTATCAACAATTTGGAATGTCTTATGGGAATATCGAGACAATCCCGATGTAAGAATGGAAGGCATAAGCGATGATCAATGGAATGATATAACCGAAGCTATGTCATTCATACATGAAGAGTTAGATATAGATCTGGAGATTATTGATGACTAGTCAAACACTAAGCTACAATGAAGCCAGAGAGATTGTTGGATCATTCTCTAAAACTACCAAGATGCCTGGTTTTTCCATAGGTATCAGTGCAGAGTTGTGTGGAGTTGGTAGCAAACTCAGAAAGATCAAAGGCTCAGTATGTGCTGATTGCTATGCTCTCAAAGGTATGTATAGGATGCCTAGTGTTAAGAAAGCTCATGCTATACGTGAGGCAGGTATCTCTCATCCTAGATGGGTTGAAGCGTTTGTAGTTATGCTCAATCATCATACCAGTTTTGCAGTTCCATACTTCAGATGGCATGATGCTGGTGATATTAGGAGTGTCGAGCATTTCTCTAAGATTTGTGAGATAGCAGTTATGAGTCCACATATTAGGCACTGGATACCTACCAGAGAGAATAAGATCATTAGTGAGTATGTTCGTCAGGGTGGATTGATTCCTGATAACTTATGTGTGAGATTGTCTTCTCCAATGGTGGATCAGGCTCCAGTTAAGACTGTAGCGTATAATACTTCTACTGTTCATACTAATGAGGATTGGTCTGGTAAAGAGTGTCAGGCTTATCGTACCAGTAAAGATGGTAAGATCATGGCTAGAGAGATCTACCTAGACTTGACAAAAGAGGATAAGAAAGAGTATGATTTTGGATATTGCGGTGAGTGCCGTGATTGTTGGAGCAAGGATGTTCCTAATGTTAGCTACCTCAAACACTAGAAAGGAAAGAATATGGAAGCTATACACTTAGCCCAATCGGCTATCATTACTCAGCAACGTGAAGAGTTAGATGCGTTGGAGAGTTTAGTTATCGAGTATCAAGAGACAATCTCTAATCTTAAAACTAGAATCCACAACTACTATGCATACGGAGAACAACCATGAGTAAAGTAAGTAAGAAAGACGTAATGGATGCTATCGAGTATTTCTGGCAAGCTGGTTATATCGAGGAACTAACTTCTGATAAGAGATACTACACAAAGATCTTATTAGATTGTTGTGCAGCCAAATACAAAGTCGAACTAGTGGAGTAAATTATGATTGATTGTAGAAATATTGATCCAGGAGAGTGGCGAGGCTTCTCTCGTAAGAATGGAGATACCTTACTGATGGCAGGGTTTCCTTGTCCTAGCTTTTCTGGTGCTGGCAATCGATTAGGAACTGATGATCCGCGAGGTAAGCTTCTTCACAATGCTGTAGCCTTACACAACAAACTGTGTCCTGATTGGTTCTTGTATGAGAACGTAGCGTCTATGAAGCAGGAGCATAAGGATATGATCAGTGAGTTGATTGGAGTGGAGCCTATCGAGATCAACAGTAACTTAGTCAGCGCACAGAATAGAGCTAGATTGTACTGGACAAACATACCTTATCATGGCTCACCTCAAGATCGTGGTGTATTACTCAAGCATATCTTGGAGGATGGCTACGTTGATCGAGACAAGTCGCATTGCATTGACGCTAACTACTTCAAAGGTGGTAATCTCAAGTCTTACTTTGAGAAGCATCGTAGGCAACTGGTGTTTAGCAAGGATGGTCTATGTCATGTAGGTGATGCGGATCTCAATGGGCATGGCTATCTCAAACGTGTTTACCATCAGGAGGGCAAAGCACCTACGCTTACTACTAATGGTGGAGGTAATCGTGAACCAAAAGTGTACGTTGAGCCAATGGAGTATCGTAAGCTAACACCTTTAGAGTGTGAACGATTACAGACGTTACCAGATAACTATACTAAAAAGTTTGCTGTGTCTAATACTCAGAGATATAAGATGATCGGGAATGGATATACAGTGGACGTAATTGCACACATACTCAGTGGTATCCCTGATGATGTAACTATCCAGAGAGTGTACAGTTTGTTTGATGGTTGCTCGATGGGTCAGGTAGCATTGCATCGTGCGATGCATAGCTTGGGTAAGCAGGATTTGCTTGCACCTGACTACAGGTATTTCAGTAGTGAGATCGATAAGTGGGCTATGAAAGTCACACAAGCTAATTGGAATGCGACTGTGCAGATGGGAGATATCAAAGACGTATCCTTGTATAAGATAATCAAAGAAAGGTGGTACTAAATGGAACTAGATAAGTTTAATCTAATGACTCAGCTAAATCCCTTCGATAGATTGATGCTAGAGCTAACGTATGATGGGCCAATACCTATCGAAGCAATCGAAGGTAAACTACAAAAACAAAAAGAATATGATGAAACTATGGAAAGATTAAAGAGAGGAGATACAAATGAGACTAACAGTTAAACGAGCAGCCAAGTTTCTCAACACAAATGAGAACCATGTAAAGCTACTTGCCAGTGAAGGTAAGATCGGTAAGGTAATTGATGGTAAGATTGAGTTTCAATCTGTCGTAGATTACCAATGGACTCATATCCTGAGCCAGTTCGATAGAATAATAATGCATGAGGCTGTAAGAGATAATCATGGCTTCTAAAAGTCTTCACAATACTATCGTGGAGTTAGTGTGGAAAGCTGCACACAACAACCCAAGCTATGGGATGCGAGAACTACGCATGATACAATCAATGCATCCCACAGTAGATATGGATCTGTTGAAGAGAGTATATGGTCACGCCAAACGCTCCCCGAAGCAGGTTGATTGGGATGTCTTAAAATCTAAAGTAACACAATAGGAGAACGTAATATGTTGACCATTCTAATTGTATATGCTAGTATAGCAATACCAATGACAATCTTAGCAATGTTTATGTGAGGTAAAATGTTTACAGAGAAAATTAGTCAAGAACAGGTAGATGAAATAAGATCTGCACTAGAGTTAAAAAAGGGATCTAAGAGTACACTATCTGACCTAGAACTTAAAGCAATTATTTACTATGGCAACAAGCTAATTGAAAAGGAGAAAGCAAATGCCTAGAACTAACTTTGGAAAAACTAGAACCCATGAGAAGCCTTATGCAATATACAAGGATGATAAGTATGGTTGGGAATGGAGAGTGCTAAAGACATACAAGCATTCTACTAAAGAATTAGATGATCCCTACGCTAGGTGGTTTACATCAGTTACATCACCTATGATGCATAATGGTGAATATGAATATGGTGATACTTACTGTAAAGATATACTCTGGAATGGTAAGCTTGTTCTTGCAGATAAAGGATGGCTTGAAGAGTATTCAAGTGTTGACCCACTCAATATAGAAGAGTATACTAAACTATTAATGAAGGATGAAGATAATGACTAGAAGTTTAAACATAGGAGAGATCCTAAAGATCCAAGAGGTACTCACTGGTAGCAACATACCTAGTGATATTCAGGATGCACTGGATAACTACACTCATGTTACTCAAAGAGGTGACAAGGTAGACTTCAGTGAGTTAAATATAATTCATATACTAAGAGCATATCTAAAGGAAAAAAGAAATGACTAAGGAAGAAATAGTAAATCTTTTAATTCAAGATATGGAAGAGTTAAGAGATCCAGAAACTCGTTGGGAATTAAATGATGAAAACATTGATGCCCACATTTTTTACATAAAGGAGTTAGCAAATGTCTAGCACTACAACTGTAATTCAAAGAACTAATCGTTGGACAGGTAACAAAGATGTAGTTGAAATTGGAAACAAAGCTGCATCTGCTGGTGGAGATACTAGAGGTAGAGTTTATAGACAGTATTGGTTTAAGCTTCTGGTACACAAATATAAAGTACTAGGCATTCGTAATTTGAATGATGGGAGATTTGTAGCGTGACCGAAGAAGACTTAGTAACTTGGGGTGAGAACGAGAAAATAGCTTACCTTGAGAAGGAAGTTGCATCCTTAATGCAAGATAATCGAATACTCAATGATATTATCGAGAGACAAGATGACAAGATTGAGGAACTCGTTAAACGTATTCGTAACTTGGCAGTGCAACAAAGTTTTGAACTAGTAAAAAGGGCAATAATATAATGGGAATAGAAAGTATTTATACAGGGCATACCTACTTCCCTGTATATAATAGTGTAGGACAAATTGTGTGGTGGGAGCCTAAGAATGTTGAGTATCATAAGCATCAACCCACTGGCCAGGAATATAAGTTGAGTGAGAAAGCAGACCTGCTGCATCCAACGCATACGCCTGACCCTTCAAAAATTATAGACATAAAGGTGTGATATGGATTTAAATACTGTACTATACGGATTAGCTGCATTGCTTTGCGTGATGCTAATCATATACATTTATATAGATACGAAGGAGGATCGTAAATGAGTTGGGATGCATCAAAGCAAGCATTGTTTTATTGGCATAGTCAGTGTCCTAAAGGCTGGACACCTCATTGGTATGAGAGTGAAGCAGGACACGTAACAATACACATAATCAAAGATAACTCAGGAGTAAAAGAAAATGACAAAGCTAACGAAAACTCATGTAACGATTAAAGAAAATCAGATCGATCGCATTATAAAGTTTCTAAACAAATCTAAGACTATGGTAGATTACATTAGGACTACACATGATGTAAGGTTATCTGATGTAAGGAAATTAGAAGAGGGTATGGAAGAACTCGCAGATATGTTTGAGTTGTACATTCCAGAGTATGATCATACAGGTTCAACCTTAGACTCTTGGGAAGAGTTATACATACGAAAGTCTGATACTACAACTGCTGCAGGTAGTATATTACATTGGGAAAAAGCTGATGATGAGATAGATTATTCTAAAGAACTAGACAAAGCGAGAGGTAGATAATGACTAAAGACAAAGACTTCAATGAGGAAAAGTATAGAGCGTATCTAAGAGACTATCAACTGTGGACTAGGGATACCGCTATATACAAACAGCAAGTAACTTATCCTTCACTACTCTTAGCCTCAGAAGTAGGTGAAGCACTGAATATAATTCAGAAAGCAATGCGAGATGATGAAGGTGTTATCTCAGATGAAAAGCAGGAAGCTTTAGCATATGAACTTGGAGATATTCTTTGGGCATTGGCTAGACTAGTAGATGATCTTGGTCTAGACTTTGCTAAGATAGCTGAAAGAAATATATCTAAGCTAGAAGATCGTAAGAAGAGAAATGTTATAAGTGGATCTGGCAATAAGAGATGATAAAGTGGATATTATCTTTCCTGTTTATAGTTTTAGTATTTGCTATACTGAATTTATATGAATACGTAATGGAACAAAAGGATGATAAAACCTAAAAGGTATATCTCAGACATTGTTGATGAATGGTTGGAGACTTATGATGAGTACGAAGAAAAAGAAAGTATCTTATCAGAGATCCAACCCTATCGCCAAAGATTTGAGGACACCAAAATATCAGATGAAAACGATCCCTAATAAAAAGAGAGAGGCAAAGAATGATCCAAGATTTGATAGACGATCTTGGTCTGAGTGAAGGAGAAACTCGCAGGATTGATTGCCCTACTTGTGCTGGAATAAAGACCTTTACCATATCAATGTTAGAAGGTGCAGCCGTATGGAATTGCTATAAGGCTAGTTGTCCTACTAAAGGAGCAACAAAGGTTTCTTTATCTAGAGAAGCTATAATCAATCGTGTCGTACCCCTGGTAAAAATAAATACATCAAATGTATATAAAATACCAGATAGTTTCTCCTCATTCTTTCCTGATAAGATGATAAAGTATATGGATAAAAACAATATTACTAAAGCATGGAGAGATAGTGAGGTAGAATTATTCCATGACGTATTGCAAGATAGGGCAGTCTTTGCAATTAAGAAAGACGGTATCATTGTAGACGCTGTAGGTAGAGCGTTAAAGTATGGAACTAAATGGCATAGATACAGTGATACGAATGAACCATTTGTTTGTGGATCAGGTGATGATCTGTATCTAGTTGAAGATGCTGCATCAGCTTGTGCTATAGCTTCATACGGTACTGCTATGGCTTTGCTAGGCACTAATCTAACAGATAGAGCCTTAGAGATAGCTAAAGAATATCCTAGATGCATTGTGTGTCTAGACAAAGATGCCAGTAAGAAAGCATTAACATTAACCGTAAGGCTCAAACAGTTTACCAGAACCACGATGAGACTGTTGGAGTTTGATCCAAAAGAATATCCAGAAGGAGTACTCGCATGAATAACATTGTTCCGATTGGAGAAAAACCCATGTCAGAGGGTAACGTATCGAACATACTTTTAGGACTCTTTCTCAACTATGAGTTTTGGAAAGACCATCATTACATGGTCAGTGAGAACTACTTTGAGAAAGAAAGTAAGAAGATCTTCCAGACTATAAGTATGTCGCATGAGAAGTATGAAAGAGATCTAGATAGAGAAGAGGTAGAAGCACTACTGTTTGCAAACAATCCTCTGCTCACTGGCTCTCAACGAGCATCCATACTGGACATTACAAGACGTATGGATACTAGAGTAAGACCTGATGTAGCTAAAGATGTGCTGCGTTCTGCGTTTAGAGAACATATTGGACAAACTGTAGCGAACATAGGTATTGCTATGATGGATGGCACTGAGAAGGATCTGTCTAAGGTGCAGGAGTTAGTAGAGAGATATCAGGATGGTTTTCAACCAGATGAAGTTCTTGTTGAGTTATCTAACGAGTTTGATGATATCTTTTCTGATGATGAGGATCTACCTTGGAAATGGAATTTGACTCAGTTAAATATTCTGTGTCCAGGTATCGGACCAGGAACTCTTACCACTGTCTTTGCACTAGTAGAAACTGGTAAGTCTGCATTCATCGTAAGCACTGCATTTGGCCCCGATAGTTTCTGTGATCAAGGTGCGAAGGTAATGCTGATATGCAATGAGGAACCTGCTAAACGGACTCAGCAACGTGCAGTCATGTCTTACAGTGGACTAGACAAGGACAAAGTATTTTTGAGTAAGAAGTATGCCAAAGAAATGTGGAATAGGATCAAGGATCAAACCATCATTAGAGATGCCACTGACTATCCTACAATGGATGCAGTAGAAGCTTTAGTTCGCAAACATAAGCCTGATATTTTGATTATAGATCAGTTAGATAAGATGATGGTTGAAGGTAACTTCTCAAGAGATGATCTAAGACTTAGTGAGATCTACAGGAAGTCGAGATACATTGCTAAGAAGCATGACTTAGCTTTGATTGCAGTATCACAAGCAGATGCTACAGCCGATGGTAGAACTGCACTACGGTTTACTCAGATGGCTAACTCAAAGATTGGTAAAGCAGCCGAAGCTGACTTGATTATTGGTATAGGAAAGGAACAGACAGACTCAGGTGAAGATAACTATCTAAGGTACTTATTTGTGTCCAAAAACAAGCTTGGAGGGAGACATGGGAGAGCTACAGTTCGTATCGAGCCTGAAATTTCTAGGTACGTAGACTAATTTTTTAGTTGACAGACGTTAAAAAGTATGATATATGGTTGAGTTATCAACTCTGAGAGATTTATAATATAATATATAATAATATAATATAATACTATATAAGGATAATATATATGCCTAAGAGAAAAAAATCAGGAGGTCATTATGTCTCTAAAGGTGAAAGGCGTAATGTTAGTAAGCAGACACTAAAAGCTGTGAGAAGAAGTCGTAGTGTTGCTGACCGTATGCTTGATAAACAAGTTGCGGAGATGAAGCGATGACAAATTATAGAAAAAGATATATTGCAGCAGGTAAAACATATGCATCAGATGGCGTGTATTATTGGGAGTGTCTTTCTGAAAAGCCTACAACTGAGTTGAAAGCAGAAGGAGACTTGTATAGAAGCCTTTGGGGTGATGAATATGTTGAACTAGAAGTGCGTGAAGTAGATAAAAACTCTGATTATAAAATGTTTGACATGCTTGGCGTAACTAGTGATGACTGACTATGCTGTAGTTTTAGACCTTGAGGTTAATCTTGGTGGGGATCGTAATGATCCATCTCCTTACAATAAGGATAATACTTTAGCTGCAATAGGTTATACCATAAGATCTCCTCATGGTTATCTTGTAGATGGTAACACTGAAGTAATCATACTAAATGTTGAAGATAGTAATCACGTTGAGTTTGACACCTTCAAACAAACACTAAGTAGTGCAAGCCATGTCGTGGCTCACAATGCTAAGTTTGATGTAGCTTGGTTACGTGAGATTGGTATTGACTGTGATATTAAGATTATTGATACCATGATCAATGAGTACGTATTGAGTAAAGGTATTCGTAGTAAGCTTAGTCTTGATGCATTATCTCAAAAGTATGACTCTGTAAAAAAACAGGATGTACTGAAGAATATCCTTAACAAAGGATTGAACTACAGTGATCTTCCTAAAAATATACAGATATCATATCTACGTGATGATGTACTGGCTACTGCTGATATATTTCAAAAGCAAGAAAAGTTATTCAAGCAACAATACAATTTATCTTTAATACCAATACGTGATCTTATGTGTCAGTTCTGTTCTGTGCTAACAGACATAGAGCGATCAGGTATGGCTATAGATCTGGATGTATTATCTCAGGTAGACAAAGAGTACGAGAAAGAACAGGCTCAGTTAAATTCTTATCTGAATCAGAAAGTTCGTTCTCTCATGGGTGACTTAGAGGTAAACCTCTCTTCACCAGAGCAGTTATCTCAAGTGATATACTCTTGCAAGCTAGTTGATAAAAAATCCTGGAAGAGTTTAATGAACATAGGGGTTGACCACAGAGGTAAACCCTTGCAAAGACCTACTATGGATCTAAATAGTTTTAGAGAAGCAGTATCCAGCTGCTTTAAAAGATCCAAGAAGGTAAGATCAGCAAAGTGTCCATCCTGTAATGGTTTGGGTGGTTACTTTAAGATCAAGAAGGATGGTACTAATTTTAAGAAGCAGACTAAATGTGAAGTCTGTGCAGGGAAGGGTACTATCTATATTGATCTGGAAGATAGGGGAGGTTTAAATTTGCCCCCACGACTTTCCCTAGCTTCTGCTGGTGGTTTCAAGACTGACAAGAACACACTCAATATGCTTTTGAATGAAGTAACTAATCCAGAAGCTAAAAAGTTTATAGAGTCTATCGTGCGATTGTCAGCTATTGAAACTTATAGGTCTGCCTTTATAGAGGGCATACGAAAAGGTATTAAGAGTGATGGATTGCTCCACGCAAACTTCAATCAGTGCATAACAGCAACTGGTAGACTAAGTAGTAGCAGTCCTAACCTACAGAATATGCCTAAAGGCAGACTTTTCCCTGTACGTAAAGCATTTATTAGTCGATTTAAAGGAGGAGAACTTGTCGAAATCGATTACTCTCAACTTGAGTTTAGGGTGGCAGGAATACTCGCTACTGATGAAGTTGTTAAGCGAGAAGTCGAGTCTGGCTTTGACGTTCACGCCTACACTGCCCAAGTCCTCTCTAATAACGGAGAACCTACTGAAAGAGGAGCAGCTAAAGCTTCCACCTTCCGTCCTCTTTATGGGGGAACACAAGGTACAACTGCTCAACGAACCTATTTCAAAGAGTTCTTCAACAAATATAGAGGCATCTTTAAGTGGCATGAACATCTCCAAAACGAAGCCATCCAGTACAAAGTAGTTACTACTGCGACAGGTAGACAGTTTAGTTTTCCTGATTGTCAGAGAAACTTCTCTGGTACAGCTACATACAAGACACAGATTGTCAACTATCCAGTGCAGTCGGTAGCTACTGCTGAGATCGTGCCACTTGGAGTAATAATATTATTCAACAAACTAAAGGAACTAGAACTACAAAGTATAGTAATTAATACTGTGCATGACAGTGTTCTAATTGACACTCATCCAGATGAAATAGAAATAGTTAAACAGATAGGACCAGAGTGTTTGCTGGAAGCGCAGCAGGAAGCAAAGAAAAGGTTTGGTTTGTCTGACTATATCCCACTTGAGGTTGAAATGTCTCAAGGAAAGAACTGGATGGAGCAGGAGGATTGTAATGAGTGAGCAGTATGAATTAAATATAATAGATAAGGAACTAGAACGTAAAGAAAAATTAAAAAAGTATGCAAAAGAGTATTATAAAAAATACTATAAAATTACTAAAAATAGATTAAAACACAATGAGAGGATGCGAAAATACAGACAAAGACCAGAAGTTAGAGAACGAATAAAACAATATAGAAAACGCTATGACCAAACACCAGAGGCTAAACAGAGACAAAAAGAATATAATCAAAAACCAGAGACTAAACAAAGACAAAAAGAATACAGACAAAGACCAGAGGTTAAAATAAAAAGAAATAAAGCAAAGTATGAAAGAATAAAGATAATAAACACAGTAAATTCAATTAAAGATATTACCTTACAATGGGCAAGATTAAAAAAAAATAAACTTGTAAGAGATACAAAAAGAAGGAAAAATTTAACTAATGTAACTGTTGAATTAACACCACAAGACATTTTAGATTTAATACCTAAAGACTTAAAATGTCCTATTTATAAAGTTCCATTTGTTTTTAATGTAAACAGCCCTTGGAATTTATCGTTTGATAGAATTAATAATAACAAAAGTTACACTAAAGATAACGTAGTCGTAGTTTCTGTAAAAGCTAATACAGTAAAAAATACAGCTACATCAAAAGAACTATATAAAATAGCAGATTTTTATTATGAATTGGAGAAAAAACAACTTGACAAATAAGCAGTTTTATGATATAAAGGTTTCTTTTTTGAAAGGTAAAATACATGAATGAGATAGCAACAATAGATACAATGTCTGATAATTTAGATGCTTTGTATTCTGTTATAGATACAGGTCCAACTCTAGCTAAAGCTAGGATAAACAGAGACAGTTCTGTAGAGGTAGATGGAGAGTTGGTAAGTAATATACCAGTTCCATCTATTGCTTTAGATCATCCTGAACATGGTGATGTATACTCTGCTGATGTTTATATCAGAGTATTTCTAGACACTATGCAAACAGCAGTGTTTGATGCTGATGCAGAGAAGTTTAGTAATATGTCTCAGCACTTCCAAAACTTTGGCAGCACTGCTTTAGATTGGCATGGTGGGGATAAATGTGGTTGGATTCCTAGTAAGGAAAAAGAAAAGCTACGAGGTGTAGATCCTATAGCCTATGCTAATGCTACAAAGGTAAAATTGTATAGACATATCTTTGGGTTGATGCGTATGGAGAAACCTATTATTCCAGGATCTAACGAGAAGGTAGAGATTAATGAAGTGCCTTTTCGTATGAAGCTTGGACCTTCTAACTTTATGGAAGTAAGTAAGGTTATTAAGGCTATGATGCATCAACAGAGTAAGCCTTACAACCATGAGATGAAGATCTCGTTTAAGCTAGAGAAGCGAGGTTCTAATAAATGGTTTGTGTTAAAGTATCAACCAATAGTAACTAAAATGCATCCTTTAACTGATGAGACTAGGGGATTAATTACAGACTTTGTTGATTTAGTTAAGAAAGAAAATGAACAAGTCTCCGATAGAATGCGAGAGTATTCTGAAACAAAAACTGATGATGATTTTAACGACATCATTGAAGGTTAACTATGGATATCGCCACTAAGCTAGAAACTTTTTTAGCTAGTGAACCTAAACTACCTGACGATATCATCTTTCGTGCTAGTCAGATGTTTAATAATAAGTTAGGTAAATTTAATTATACTAGAAAGAAAGGATCTGGTCTTCCTAGTATGTCCCAATTAGGAAAACCATTTTGTCAGCTTCATGCTGAAAAGCTAGGATGGGATAAAGTTGCAGAAAGCGACTCTTTTAAAATTAAAATGTTATATGGAGATATGACAGAAGTAATTGCAGTAGCTTTACTATTAGCTGCTGGAGTAGAAATAGTTGATCTTAATAAACGAGTAGTGCTTGAGACAGAAGCAGGATATGTAAGGGGAGAGTTAGATCTTATCATACGTGAAGGTAACTCTCACTCTCTTTGGGATATCAAAAGTGCTTCTAGATTTGCTTTTGAAAAGAAGTTTCAATCGTATGAAGCACTTAAAAATAATGATGACTTTGGTTATCTAGAACAGTTATACGGATATACTAAAGCAGAAAGAGAAGAGACACCTGATATCAAAGCTGGTGGCTGGATTGCTATCAACAAAGAGTCAGGTGAAATGAAAGTTGTTAGGGCTGATCCAGATGATGAAGAAGTCTATACAACTAAGATTAACAACACAGTAACTAAGTACCTTGAAGCAGATGAGTCAAACTTTGAACGATGCTTTGAGGATGAACCCGAAACCTTTTATAGGAAGTTAACAGGAAATAGAAAGTTAGGTATGACTTGTAGTTATTGTAACTTTAAATATTCCTGTTGGCCTGATTTAATCTATGCGAAAAACCCAAGGTCCAAGTCGGCAACAGCGTACAACTACTACACGGTCTTCAAGGATTAAAGTTTCTTCTGCAAAGGCAAAGGGAAGAAGACTTCAGCAGTGGGTACGTAACTATTTACATTCTAATCTAAAAGGTATAGAAAAGGATGATGTTACCTCTACCCCTGGTGGAGTTAATGGACCTGATATAGGGCTTAGTCCACTAGCAAGGAAGTTGTTTCCTTGGACAGTAGAATGCAAATCTAGATCTTCTTTCTCTATATATGAGGCATTGGAACAAGCAGAAAGAAATCTAATTAAAAATACTAAACCTATTGCTATATTAAAAGGTGATAGAAAACAACCTTTGGCATTAGTTTATGCTGAAGATTTATTGGAGATACTAACGTGTTCGATGACAAAAAAGAAAAAGTAATACATCAAGTTACAGTGCCAGATAATACATTCGCTATATTTTGTAACTACGATGAAGAGAATAGAACTATAAGCTTATATGTAGGAGACTTTACATCTGATGAGTTAGCAGACAGTCCTGCCCATGAGATGTTACTAGAAATTGGTGATAGTATTACTATGATGTTAGAAGCAACTATACAAAATGCAGTTGCTCAATCTACTGGTGATGGTAAGGTAGAACTAAAACCAATAAAAAAAGTAAAAAATGTAGACGGTAATATAATTTACGCAAACTTTTCAAAGAGGTTACACTAATGACAGAGTATCTAGCTACTGATATGGTAAATCATCCACCTCATTATAATCAAGGTGATATAGAATGTATTGATGCAATTGAGGCAGCAACAGGATCAAACTTTAAATTTTACCTACAAGGTAACGTAATGAAATATCTTTGGAGGTTTAATTATAAAGATGAATCAATAAAGGATTTAAAAAAAGCACAATGGTATCTTGAAAGATTATTAAAAGAAGTTACTCTTGAAGAATATGAAAAACATGGGGATACTTCTAAGTGATCGTATTTGTTAGAATAACTGCTGACGTAGATAAAGATGCTTCATGGCTACCTGCTGATGGAGTAACAGGATTAGAGTCTGAACTAAAAGACTTAATCTCTAATGCAATAAAAGATTGTATTGATGGTATAG